CGGGCCTTTTGCAACGCCTAGCGTTGGATCGAAGGAGGGGTTGTAATGCCCAGGAAGAGGAGGGTTACCTGACGGGGGCGCGCCACCGGGAGGAGTCCCGCCGCCAGATGGTGGCGCGCTCGGTGGAGTAGCTGCGGGCGGCTGGCTCCCAGGCGGTGTAACGCTCGTCGAAAGGCCGTATTTCTGCTGTGTCGCAGGGTCGCGCGGATCATCGCCATTCTTGATCGCGAGGAGGTTGCGATAGTGCTTGTCGATCGTATCCAGCGATTTCAGCAGCGCTTCCTGGCTCTGGCCTTGGTCAAGGCTGGCACCGGAAATGCTGTCGCGAAGAAGCGCGCCCTCGCTATCGGACAACGCGCCCATGCCGGACGCGCCATTCGGCGACGCTGCCTTTAGATCGGCGAGTTTGCTGAGCGTGATGTTTGCCGCGATCGATCGCAGCTGCCCGGAGAGATCGCGCGCATTCGTGCCCGGGATATGCGCCATTGGCTCGCCCGGGAAACCGGTCGTGAAGCTCTTGGATGCAAGAGCGCGCGCCTGACGAATGGCCGCCAGAATATCGTCGCTTTCCAGCTGGTCCTGAATAGCCTTGGTTTTCGGGTCGGAACGCGCCTCACCTTTGGCCTGCGCCGTCTCTGCCTCAGCTTTCGCCTTTGCGGCTTCCGCAACGGCCTTGTCGCGCTGGGCGGCAACGACGGCCGGATCAAGCTCGTTCTGCAGCTTGCGCGTCTCGAGCGCCTGCTTCGGGTCTGCGCGCTTGGTGATGATAGGCTGACCGGGCGTTATCGCCTTATCGCTCTTCCACCAGTCGTCTTGTGGATCAGCCATCAGCTTTTCACCCTGTGGCTGCCGTCAGGCGCGATATAAGGGGCGCCAGAGGGCAGCGCTTTATATTCTGCCTCGTTCTTGGGCCGCGCGACCTGCGGCGCTCCCTTGGCCCCGTTCTTCCCGAAATAGGGTATGCCAGTATAGCCCGGCAAAGTGACGTGGACATGGTTCGCGTCGTCAATGAACGCCTTGGCGGTCGGGCCGAAATACTCCTGAGCGGCCGCGAGCAAATCATGAAGATCCTCGCCGGCCTTCGGCACGAAATCAGCCCCACCGCCCGTCAGGTGGCTCGAATTACGAACACCGCCAACAGACGCATTGCCCTGCGGCGTGCGCTTGCCGCTCGTCATAACGCCGCCCTTGAATCCCATTGGGTCAGGGCCTTCGTAGGTGGGGGCGTATTTGGCACCTTGGCGCTTGTGCAATTGCTCTGCGTAGGCGTCAGCAGCGGCTGGGCTGGCAAACGTCCCGAGGTTTTCCCCGGTCTGCTGGTAGTGGGCAATCGCGTCAGCTTGCGAAAGGACTTTGCCGCCCACGACACGCGGAATAAGGACTTCCCCCTTATCAGTGCCGATCGAGAAAGACTGCTCAGTCGAATAACTGCCGTCCGCATTGTGCGTAACAGCCCTATGGTCGAGATCTATATTGCCCGGGGCAATCAAGCCCGGTGCGCTAGCTGGCCCGTAATTTGGTTTTGACGGCGCGGTAGGAGCGCTCGCCCCCGCCCCGCCCGCGCTCGGACGCATGAACGTCAGCGTCTCATTGCCGTCTGCGTCGACACCTTTGACCGGCACCAGCGGCGTGGCCTTGTTCGTCAGATAGGTGAGCCCAAGGCCTGGCTGGCGCGAATCCATGTACTGCGCATCGCGCTGCAGCTCGGTTGGTGGACTGAACGATGCGGCCATGGCTTGGTCGCGCACCAGCATGTGGTCGCTCAAGTCGACCGATGCGAGCTCCTGTGGTGAAAACATCGTCTGGAGCTGTGGCAGTGCATCGTGGAAGGCCTGCGTGCGCTCCGGCCCTTCCGGGAAGTGGGAGAAATACGACGCCCACTGACCTTTCTGTTGAAGGTGCTCAGTCACCTGCTTGACTTGGTCAGCGTTGGCGGATTTCGCGAAGTTCTGGACGGCAATCGCGGATTGCGGATCGACCTTGGCGAGATCATGAAGCGCTTCGGCATTGAGCTGCAGGCCGGTTTGCGCGGGTGGAGCGCCCGGCGTTGCTGCCCCAGCAGGCGCAGCCGGATCACCGCCGCTCATCGCCTTGGCCGTCAGTTCGCGAATCTGCTTTTGGCGCGCGAGCTCCTGAAGCTTGTAACCCTGCTCCGGGTCGATCTGCATAACCGCGTGGGCGCCCGCATCCGGGTCGCTGGCGTAAAGTTGTAGTGCCGCGTCCATGCGCTTCTGCTGGCCGATCTGGCGCCCTGCCTGATAGCCGCCGAGTGCGGCCTGCGCGAAATTCGGGGTCTGGATGAGCGAAAAATCAGCCATTAATAAACACCCGATAGGCCGCCATAGCCTGCGACGGAATCAGCACTCGACGCGCCTTTGCCGTAGCTCGACTGCATACCCTGCGAGAGGCCGTAAGCGGAAAGAGCGCCGCTGATTGTGTTGTTGATCGCGCCGCCGGTCGCAAGCGCCGCATTCGACGCGACGTTCGAAGCATTGTTGTTGTTCTGGGAAACCGAGTTGGCATAACCCTGCCCAACGCCAGCCTGAGCGGATGCCGCAGTCAGCCCAACCTGCTGCTGGTTGCTGAGATAGCCGAGATACTTGCCGAACTCGTTCGACGCAAAATCCTGGCCATATTTCAGGAGAGATTTTTGCGCCGAGCCGCTTTCCAGCATGCCCCGACTGCCAAGCGCGGCTGTCACACTGTCCTGCCCCTGTTTGAGGCGAGAAGTATAGCCGGTTGAGTCGTAATAGTTCTTGAGCGCAGCTTCGGACTGGCCTTTATCGGGATTGAGGCCGAGCAGCGAATTGATCGCGCCCGTTGCTCGGCCGCCGTCCTGATACGGGGCGAGAGCGGCCTTGTTCTGATTATAGATATCGGTTTGGAGCGCGTTGTTCTTGTCGGCGTTTTTGGCGGCCGTGCTGGACGCGCTATGAGACGACGCGACCGTGGCCGCGCCCCCGACTACCGCTGCTCCGATGATGGCCACGGCGACCATCAGTCTGCCAGCCATGCGGAATAATGCGTCTCAACCTTCGTATAGCCGAGACGATCGAACAGCCACGATGCATCGAGATGCGTTTTCGAGCCGACGAACATGCGCTGCACTCCGCGCCGCTTGGCCTCAGCTTCCACGGCCTGAAACAGGATCATGCCGCCGTTCTTGCCCCTGTGATCTGGACGCAACCAGAAGATGTCGAGTTGCAGCGTAAGGCATGTCGAATAGTGCAGTCCGGGTGTCACGAATCCGACGAAATAGCCCACCAACTCGCCGGCCTCGCGCATGGCGATCGTCAGCACCTCGCCGCGCGAATCCCGATCGAGATAGACGCCGTATTGCGGCGAAAGCGGCACCTTGTCCTGATCAAGCGCAAGCTCCGCATAATGCTCGGGCAGGAGCGGTTTTACTTCCTCAAGGAACGCAGGAAAAGGTTCTGGGCATGCAGTCAGCATCAGATCACCCGGATATCGATGATGACGGCGATGCGATCGTCAGCGCCGTTATTGATGACTTCGTGCTCAGCGCGGTTGTCAAACCACCACACCTCACCCGCCGCCGCCTGGATCACCTCCCCTCCGCTTCGTGTGACGCAGCCCGGTCCGGACTGCAAAACGAGATGGTAGCGCTGATAGAATTCGGCCGGCGCCCCTTGATCTGCATGAGGCGCGATGCTCAACCCCGGGGCGAGACGAGAGATAATCACGCGACCGAGCTGCGTTCCGCCCACGCGCCGCATCAGGTTCAGCACAAGATCCTTGATCGGCAATTCGCGCCACGCGGGATAGGGATGCGTCTGCAGGCTGTTGACGACGTCGCCGTTCGGATCATCGAACATGACCCAGATATCATCTACGTCAGCATGAGGGCTGCCGGGATAAGTCGTGCGCAGATCGTTCGCGTTCCATAGATCAGGACGCGCCGCAAGTGCCGCCAGCATGGGCAGCACATCGACTGAATCGGCTATACGAAGGAAGTGTCGCAAAATCAGTCCGCTTGGCTATCCCAACTGCGGGACTGATCTGAAACCGGTGTGCCTGATAAACAGGCAATCGTCAAGCTATGGCTCGACCACCCCGGGGGCAAGCCTCACATTTCCATCCTTTGGCGGTGAGGCCGCCGCAGGAGTCGTCACGGCGCCGATCGCGTGGACGTCGCCTGACTGGATCATATCGGCCTGGTTGGTCGAATAATGATAGGCAACGACGCCGCCAGTGTGGAACGGGTCATTGTAAAAGAAGTAATAAGCCGTCGAATAGGCGAGGCCGGTTATAGATCCGCCCGTCACCGCAACGCTCGTCCCGTCTGCATAAACGCGGGTGTGGGACGAGATCGCTACCGTCACGGAGGCGCCTACATCAGTCGCCGTGAGAGTGAGTCCAACCGCGCCGCTGTTCGCGATCGCGTTGTCGGATGACGCCGTGTCCGCTGCGTCCTGCGCGGTTGATGCGGCAGTATTGGCAGCGTCAGCCGCCGTCGACGCCGCGTCGGCCGCCGCGTTTGCTGCCGCTGCAGCGTCAAGCGCGGCCTGGATGCCATTGACTGAGATTTCGATCTGCTGAGCGAATGACTGCCACCACGACGAGAACTCAATCGTCGCGGTGCCGTCAGGGTTAACGATCTTCTTGTTGCCGGGAAGGCGCGGGAGCTTAAGGGCCATCAGCGAGACCTCCCGCCAAGGGGTTCGTTGACCCTCACATATGATATGCGCGACGGCCTGGGATCGGTGACCCGAAACTGGATCGTCATATTATCCTGATCGACAACGCCAAGGCGCCGGAAAGCCACGCGCTGGCGGTAATGTCCCTCTTCGCCAAGCGACACGCCGCGAAACTCGGTGAACGTCTGCCCGCCGTCGCGCGAGGTGCGCATTTCAATAAGACCCGCGCCTGTTGTCGGGCTTCCCGTATCACCCACTGAGCAGCTGAGCGCGATATTGTCGATAAAGCCAGCTTGCTTGATCAGCACCGTAAACCAGCGCTGAATCTCAGTGCCGTCGTCGGTCATCAGGTCGTTGTCGAGGCGCCAAAGCTGGCCTGTTTCGTCATCCCCGGCGATGACATATCGGTTGAAAAGCACGCCGAGAAGCGCGCGCCATTTCGGGCGATTGAGACTGGAAAGCGCGTGCCACTGCTGCGTGGCCGCATCATAGGAGAATGTGCCGTCAGTCGTGTTGAGCACATAGAAGGTATGCCCGAACCACGGGAAAGCCCATGCGTTCAAATCGGCGAGATCCGACGCAGCAATGCGCTCCTCTATGCCGTGGTCGGAGACGCGAAGCGGTGTACTATCGCCGCGGTAAACGATGCTGTCATGTCCGATCCAAAACACGGTGTTATCGAGCTTGGCGATGCTGTCGCGGGCAAGCGTGCCTTTATCCAGAAGCCGCCCTTCAACGCGCTGGAGAGGCGCGTCCGGGTCACCAGTCGTCACGAAAATCTCGGTTACCTGCTCGCAGAACACCCAAACCTGATCGCTGATGATCGCCATGCCGACGATATCGCCAGTCGATTGCTCGGCCGAGAGGTAGTCGAGTCCGTCCCAGGTGAAGGGATCAAGCGTATAATAGATGCGCCTGGAGTCCGCGCGGCTCGCGATGGCATAGCCGCCGATGAAGCCAACAGCCGTAACACCCGCATCGTCCGGGAACGCGATCGACGTTACCGTGGCACCGTCCGTAGCATAAAGCGCATCCCCCGTTGCCACCAGAAGGGCGTTGAGCGTCGCCGCCATGCTGACGCGGCCTGTGCCAGCGATAGTCCCGATCGACAGCGCGCCGTTGTAGAGGGCATTGCCAGAGACAGTGAACAACGAGTCCTCGATCGCGCCCGGTTGCTGGAACATGCCTCGGATCGGCCCGCTGCCAAGCTCGTCATAGGCAGCCAATGCAGGGCGGGGGAGTAGCACAAGTCCGCCCGGCTCGGCTGGCGTCTTCTCGACAAACAGGTTCTCCAACCGGATGCGAGGTATATCGGCGCGCTTGTACGATTGGATGCCGTATGGGATTTGCACGACTACGCCGCCCATCTTTCTCGGGATGAAAAGTCAGCCATCACCACCACCCCAGCGCATGACACAGGCTGTAGATCTTCGCCGCAAAGCCAGTCGTTGCCGTGGTGCTCGGGTGCAGGCCATCTGTGACGAGAAGGCGGGGCATAATGCCCGCATCGATATCAGACTGGTTGTTCGCGTCCGGGGTCAGCCCTTGATCAACCCAGAAGCCCCCTGCCCCCGTATTCAGCGCGTAGGCGAAATAGTCGAAGAACCGTGAGCCGTATTGCGTTGCCAATGAGGCGCACAGCGCGCGGCTGGCAATGTACGCCGCCGATCCGGGCAAGGTCGTTTGCGCCATTGTCGGACCAACAATGAGGAAGTCGGAGCCTTGCGCCGCAATGGCTTGAATATCCGTAATTGCCCTAGCATCGGTCGGGTTATTCGTCGCAGTGTTGATGATCCGCTTGACGCTGGTGCGGCGATGACGCTGGACCGTCAGCACGGCGCCGGAGGAGACGGCGAGCGCGGTCGCCCCCGCAACGTCGCGGGTGAAGTTATAGACGCCCGAGCCCGTCGCCCAAAGCACGCCGGGGACCTGCGTACCGTTATCCGTCGTGAGAACCGCTGAAACGCCCCCACTCGATACCAGCGCCAACGGCCCCGACAGGCCTGCTGAACCGCCGTCAGGTTGAACGATCGTCGCTGTGACGGCGCCGATCGCAGCAGGCAGCGAATTGCCCGAAAGCGCGATATTCGTGACGATCGCGCCCACCTTTGAGGCGGCATTGTAGGTCCGCGACGAGGAGACGTTTTCGTTATAGAGCGCGAGATTCGTGATCCCATTCGTCACCCACAGCTGACGCAGCTTTTCCGGAATCGCGGTAGCAAAAGCTGGCATGTTGAAAATGGAGTCGCCGCAGGTGAAGATCGTCTCCACAAGATCGGCTGGGCGGTGCGACTCGTTCCATGCCTGGATTTGACGCTTCTCGGTCGTTGTCAGCAGGCGTCCAATCTGGATGCCACCGAAGAAATCCAGCTTGGCGAGCTGGTCCGCCGTGCCTGAGAAGCCCGCACGGCCGGCGATGGTGATGCCGTTCGGGGCAGCGGTTCCGGGGCTGCGCGCAGTGACTGGCCAGTCATCATCGACCGCACCCGAAGCCGTGTTGTTGAAGTCGAGAAACGCCGTCTCGGCAACGCCAATCGGGATGTGGGCGAGGTCTGTGTTCACCAACGTGCCGGCACCCATCAGGAACGTGTGGGACGTGTTCGTGACTGGCGTGGTGGAGTTAAGGCGTTGCAACTGCGCCTGCGTGTTCACCGTGCCCGATGGTGCCGAATAATAGCCGTCGCAGATCATCTGCGTCGCGGTCGAGGTCGAGGGCAGGCGGAAATGCAGCGCGCGGGATAGCGGCTGGGCCATCGTGAACGACGCGCCCATGTAGTGGGAGACGCCGTCGAAGGCGAGGTAATAGCGACCATCGGCCGATTGCCTCAGGATCGGGCGCTTTGCCGATGTGGCCTGGAGGAGCGTGTTGCCATTGCCTGACTTGTCGCGCACCGCGGCCACCGCTCCATTGAGCGTGGCCGGCGTCGTCATGGCTGTGTCGGCAAATAGCGTCGAGGTGTCGGACACGTCCCACCAGCCGCCGGTTGAACCATCGCTAAATAGGAACGCCAGACTCCCTGAGCTATGAGCGCCATTCAGCCTTGCGAGCGCTTGAGGCTGGCCCATTGCTTGTTGCATCTGCGCCCCACCAAGGCGCATCTTACCTGACCTTCATGGGGGTGCAGCGAACCGTTGCCGTGCCGCCAGATGACAGCGCCTTTACCGCTGTGGCAGCGACCACCGGAATGATCTCAGGCTGGTTGGCTACGACCCTGATGCTGGTGCCGTCGTCTACTGCTGCGCTCCCGGCCGTATTCACGAAAATATCAACGTCGGTCGAAATGCGCAGGAACTTGCAGGCAGCAGGCGGGGTGATAATCGTTGCCGATGTCGTCACGCTGGTTTTCGTGCCGTTTGCGTGATCGAAGATCGGATCTTGATCAGTGCTCGGGCTGGATGAAACGGGATTGGTTGAGCTGCCCAGCCCCCCCGTTCCTGCGGCGAGCTGCACAAGATCGGCAGAGCGCGTCTGCCCATTATATGTAACTGGGACTTGATCTGCCATTAGAAATTCCTCCCCATTACGGAGCCCATGAACACCGACGCAGGCCGATCCTGATCAAGCATGGATTGCTCGAGAGCAGCGGCGCGTTGGGCGATAATCTGTGCGGTCGTCGGATCGGCCCGATTGACGCCGAAGGTCTGGACAAGCCGGGCCGCCAGCGCGACGTAGACGAGTTCAGTCCACTCCTGCGGCGCATCCACGGTTTCGGCGCCGTCCGTCACGTCTTCGGGCACGCGCGAATAGGTGAAGCGGATGGTCGCGTCAGCCACCGGCACCGGCCACAATGTGAGTGAAAGCGTGCCGGTCTGCTTGTCCGGATAGAACGCGACGGGATAGCCGGGTTGCGCCTTGTTCGGGAGTTGACGATACTGGCCGCTCTCCCACCTCGCCAAAGGACGCTCGAATGTGGTCGATTGAACGAACCGCGCTTCGACCACGTCGAGGCAGAACGGGTCCATCGCCACCGTCGCGGTCGCGGCCGGAAACACAACTTCTCCCTGCGTCTCGCGCCAGAGGTTGAGCCCGCGCGCCGGCCAACTCTTGAACATCCAGTTCAGTACGCGAATGCCGTCCTGCGTCTCTTCAGCAGTCGGGGATTCGCCCGGCGAGAGTAGCCCAAGCTCCACCATCGCGGCCTGGATGATCTCGCTGACAAGAAGCTGCGAAGAAATCGTGCCCGACGTTGCCATTATAGGTCGCTCGCCGAAACGGCGCCGACAAACACGTCTGGCGGCTCAGGGGCCGCGTCAGGCCTTGGCAGGCCCTCAGGAAAGACATTGGGCGGCGTCAATTGCGGTGGCCTTTCATCCCAATCCTCAGGGCAAACACGTAGCCCGGTCCATTCCAACCGCAGGTCGTTCAGCCGGTATTTGAAGCCACAGCGCTGGCAGATCCCGTAAGCGCCCCCTGGCTTGTAGACTTGCGGAACGATGCGCACGGTTTCATCCCTTCGAGCTGCGGGACCATCCGAAGACAGCCCCGCAGATCACGATCACGCGCCCGTGTTGCCCAGGACCGCGCGCCAGTCGGCAGTGCCGGCGATGAAGCGCATGGTTGCCTTGGCCTTGGCGTTCTCGGTGTCGAAATCATTGTCTTTCGACAGGGTGACTTCGCGGCGCCAGAACGACACCAGTCCGTTGGGAACGTCCGTCTGGACATACCAGCTGTCGGTGTCAGTCAGGTACTTCGAGACCACGACGTCGGGAACGATGCCCATCGCGTTGAGCGCGTTGATATCGTTGTTGTTGGTCCCGGAGCGCAGCACCGAATTCAACACCCGGGTAACCGTGAAGGCGTCCTCGGGGTTGATGATGATGCGCTTGACGCCGCCGTTGATCGGGAAGCCCCGACTGTTCTGGAGCCGCCAGACAGCCTTGGTCGCGTCCTCCATCGCCGTTTCGGAGAAATCCGCAGCGGTGAGGAGGTTGGACTGAGTGCCGGTCATCGTCGGGTGTGATGCCGAGAAGAGCGGCTGCCCATCGCCGATCGGATAGTTGGAGTCGAAGCCGCGGTTGAAGACGTTCGCGTGAACAAACTCAGCCGTGGTGCGCATCGACCATGCGAGGTTGGCCGCGCGGGATTGCGAGACCTCCTCGTACTGGTTGTCCTCGAGCTCTTCTTCCGTGACGATGTACCCAAGCCCGTAAACGACGTGCTGGAAGATCGCCACATAGCCTTCAGCATCCGAATCGTACTGGATCGGCGCTGCCTCGGTCTTCGTCGGCGCAAGGCCGAACGTGGTCGCCTCTGGCATGCGCTCCTGGTACTTGGTGGAGCCCATCTTCTCGAAGTACTTCGACCATGTGGCCGGCTCCTTCTCGTAGTTGAGGCCGAACCACTTCTTGACACCGGGCCAGAGAGCGTCGGGGTGCGCTGAGCGCGTGATAATGCCAACCATTTCTCAGATCCCCCTTAAACGCCGAGCGAGCCGGCAGCGCCGGTTTCGGTCGGAAGGTTGTTGGCAACGAGCCATTTGGCCGTGGTGCCGATGACGTTGTCGGGGCGCTGCACCAGTCCGATGATGCGCATCTGCAACGTGTTCGTGGTGGCGGCAGTCGAGCTGTCGATCATCCAGCCGGAAAGGCCGGTGTAGCTGTTGCCGTTGCCCGCAATCAGGCTGATGTTCTGCCCGATGTTGGTGGCGGCGAGCGAACCGCCCACGCCGTCTTCCTGCGCCTCAAAGAGCAAATCCGGCTCATCGGCGACGAGGATGTATTCGGCCGTTGAGGCGGCACGATACTTGGGTGGAATGAGCGTGTTGTTGCCGCCCGGGCGGATGCCGACCATGACGCCAGTGATGCGACCGGAAGCCGCAGTGGCGAGGGTGACAGTCGGATTGCCCGCTGCATCGCCGTCGCCTGCGATAATCACCGGATCACCGGGATAGATCGCAGTCGCGTCCGTTGCCGGGACATAATAGGTTCGGGCTGCCCCCATATAGGGAGAGCCGTTGCGGTAGCGGCGGGGAACAAGCCCCATCGGCGCATTCGAGTTTGCCATCGTTCAACCCCTTGAGGGGCTGAAATCAGAGCCCCCGTTCGCGTGAGATTTTGTTGCCTTCGGGCACGTAGGATGTGCCTGGCTGGCGGCGATCATCGGGGTCGGTTTTCGCGCCGCGTTCGATTGCCTTGTCTCGATCATCGAGCATGTTAGCCTTCGCGCGCTGGTCGTCGTCGTACCAATCCCGGTACTTCTCCATCAGGACGAGCTTGCCTTCGGAATCGCGCGCCTCGGGAACGGGATCGACGCCGGGAGTTACGTCCCAATCGTCGGATTGCATGGCCTGCTGGCGGCCTGCTGCATCCCGGACCCAACGATAGGTTTTACCCTCGCGGTCCAAACGCTCTTTGACTTCTGGAGGTATCGACAGGGCCATCCGCCCCATCCGGTCTAGGTCGCCATCATCGCGACGGCGGCGCTCTCTGCGCGTCTCTTCAGCGTGTGCCGAGAGAGCCTGAGGGGCCGGGGTTGCTTCCACCGGCTGTCCGGGCGCCTGTGCGGCCGGCTTGCGAGTATATTGGCCTCTCGGCATTCGCGTGATCCTTCTATTCCTGTTCGGTGCGATCGTCAACTGCCTAAAAATCAGGCATTGGCGTTGGCGAAATAGTCCTTGGCGTAGTCGGCGAGCGAGTCTTCCACCTTGGCGCCGAACCGCTGCTTGTAGAGGTCCGCGTATCGCTGGGCGGCCTGTTTCGCCTCTGCCGGCAAGTCAGCAAACGTCTTGGCCGCAGGTCTGCCCACAGCGCGCGAGGAAGGTGCGTTCACGCCCGGTTGGGGCTTCGGTGCCGGTCGGTCCTCGAATAGCTCGGGGAAGCGCTTCCTGACGCCTGCGCTCGCCGCCTCAAGCTGAGCCTGTACCGATGCGCCCTTGGCTGCCTCGCGCTGTGAAATAGCGACAGCGTAGGCGGTTGCGTCTTCGTCCTTGCCGTACCACGGATTGTCGCGAGCGAAATCTGCATCAGCACCCTTGGATGGCGCCTGCGTCTCGCGCTCAAGCTCGCGCATCTCCTTGGCGGCTTCTGCAGCCGTCTTCGCGTCGCCGGCCTTCACGGCGTCGGTAAAGCGCCCGTTGATTTCCTCGGCTTGTCGTCTCAGCGCCCGTTCGGTCTGCTTGCTGCTCGTTTCCGCGAGGCGTTCGATCTTGTCATTGAGGTTGCGGATGGTGGACTTCATCGTCCGCGCAAACTCGCGCTCGGCAAGAACATAGTCCTTGGCTGGCTTCCAACGCTCAGGCGCGCCAGTGTATTCCTTTGCCGGCTTCCAGCCCATCTCCTGGGCGAGCTGTTCGACCTCGGATAGCTGGGCGGCCTCGCCTGCGTCGTTTGCGGGCGGCGTGACTACGCCATCGTCTTGCGCGCCGTCATCAGCGGCGATTGCTGCGGTTGCCATTATGCGGCCTCCTCATCGAGAATGACCGCAACATCGCGGTCCTGGATCACCCGGGCCATCTTCCCGTCCGCAAGCTGGATCTTGAAGCCGGCGAGCTTGGCGAAAATCACGGCGTCGCCCGCAACTGGCTCTTCACCGGCATAATCCGCGGCGGTGAATGCGGCGGGCCCAATGGACACGACGCGACCGCGCTGCTGCACGATCTCCTCTTTGTCCTTCACGCTGTCGGGGATGAAGATCGCGCCCTTTTTCTCTTCGGCAGGCTCGGGAACTACGATCAGGTTCCACCCCGTTGCCCGCATACCAAGGCGGCACTCTTCCAGTTTCGGTATCGCCATCTATCGGCTCCTATTCGGCTAAGGGCTGCTCGCCCAAAACCTCGCAAAATCGTTCGTATCCAGTCTCAGACAGGGCTTGGTACGCCGCTTCCTGGGTCCGGAGCTCCAGCAGCAATTCCGGGCTGCTCACCCCCCGGCCCCATGACGCCTCCAGCCAAGCCGTCTTCTGCGCCTCCGCTGTCAGGCTGAGCGCCCGGAAGACCCATTTGGTCACCGGATGCTCCCGCCATGTCTGGAAGTCCTCCTTCGATACCGGCATCTGCGCCGCCTCCTTCTGATTCGCCGAGCTGGTGGCCTACTTCGGCACCCTTCGCGGCGGTTTGGGCTTTGTAATAATCGGCTTGGGCGAGGTTCTTTGCCGTTTCCGATTGCGTTTTCTGGAGCTCGGCGACTGCGGCCGGAGGTGGTGGCGCCCCGGGATCGGGGAAATATTTGTCGATATCCTCGACGTCCAACGCCTCAAGCGCCGTGCGATCGATTTCCATGTCGTTGAGGCCCTGCCCACGGAACCCGAGCAGTGCTTGAGCCTTCGCGACACGCTGCATCTTCGTGACGCTCGACGGGTCGGCGAATGGCTTCACGTCCATGTCGGCTTCGGAGAAGTCCTTGGCGAAATCCGCGTCTGGATCGTCCAGAACCTTGTCGTAATCCGCCGCGACCGTCTCGCCGCCGTATTTGCCCAAATTCTCGTAGACTAGGCCAAACTCTTCGCCGAGAGAGCGGTAAACGCGCTTGTAGATCGCGGTGAAGACCGTCAGGCCCTGCTCAATCAGAGCTAGCGTTGTGCCCACCTGTCCGTTGTTGCTGCCCTCGCCGGTAATGATATCCTTGACCGACGAAATGTCCTTTGCGGCACCCAAAATGAGCTCCAGCAGCTGAAACATGATAGGTGAGGCACCCGGGAAGGTGCGCTCGTAGATGCCGTCCCTGAGCGCTTGGCCGCTGACGTTGACCGTCTTGTATTCACCGGGCTGCCACCGCAGCGTGTTGTTCTGTCCATTGCCCTGCAGCCGCACACCAGAGCCAAGGAAACCACCGCCCGCGATCTGCGCATGGCCGGCATCGAACATCTGGTTGATGGTCGTGTCGATCACATCGCCAAGCTGGTTCAACAGATGGCCGAAACCGATATCGTAGAAATGCCCCTTCGGATTGGGCAGGAAGCCATACTTGATATAGAACCTGCCACGCTTGATCTCGGTCGGCGTGCCCTGCTCATCCACCTTCACGTCATCGGGCGAGAAATTCGCCTCGATCTTCATGACCGTTGACGTCTCGTGATCGACGGTGACGATATACGGCTCGTCCAGCCCGTCCTTGTCGAGGTCGATCAAGCGGTGTTGCTCGAGGAACAACCGCGGCGCCTCTTCATCCTCGCCAACCTGCGGGAGTTCTACCGTGCGGTATTCCTTCGAGGCCATGCGCTGGCGGATCTGATACGGATAGACGTCCGCCATGCGCTCAGTGATGCGCGGGGTCGTCTTCAGGCTCTTGGCTGCGATCGGAACGACAAGGTCCAGCGCCGGCACATAGGCCGCGCACTGTTTGCCGTTCGCCCACCAGAGCTTGCGGAAGCCACAGCCGACGATCGCCATCTGATACAGCATGACGTCGGTGTCTTCTTCCCAATCGTCCATACGGTATTCGACATAGATGTTGAGATAGTCGGACACGCGATCGGCGCGCTTGGTCTTGGCGCCAGGCTCGATCTCCCACACCGGGACCATGGGCGGGCCGCCATTGTGGCCGATGGGCGGCGTACCGTTCATGCCTGGCTGCGTTGGCGCTGGCATAGCTGCGGCGGGCTGTGCATTCGGGTCCGGCTGCATCATGGGCTTGCCGTCAGGCCCCTTCTGCGCTCTGCCCTTGTCCTTGCCGATGACGCGAACCCGCACGATCGCACCAGACTTGCAAATCGCTGGATAAGCGCGGGCGTTGAACTGCTGTGCCGCAACGGTCAGGATGGGGAAGTTGACGTGGCTCAGGCGATAGGCCGGCACGCCGTCTTCGAGCTGTCGCTTGCCTTGCGCCGCATCTTCGAGCGCCTTGGTAACGACGACTTCCCACTCGCCACGGTCGGACAGGTCGCGGTCATAGTCGCGCACGACGTCCGCACCGAGCTTGGTCAGTTCATCCTCTTCCAATAGGTCGCTGATATCGCCGTGACGCAGCGCTACGGCCTCCAGGAACGACTGCGGCGCGTCTGGCTGCGGCTGGGGATCTTCGGGGATGATGGGCTGGCTGGCCATCAGTCTTCGAACCCGTTGGCGCGGTTGACGATGGAACGGGCTGCGTCGTTGGTGATGAGGACTTCGCGGATGACCTCCTTGACCATCCCGACGAACGCGTAGCGGTTGAACGGGCAGTCATCGCCCACAGTCGCCGCAGACGATGTGCGGCCGTTCTTGTGCGTCGCCACGATTGCGTAAGCGACGATATCGCTGTCATCGTCTACGGCAAAGCGCGCGCCATCTAGCAGCTGCATACCAAGCCCGCCCGCGACACGTGCCGGCTCGATGCTGCGAAGAGGCGCGCGCTCCCCCATCAGATACCGGCCGCGCCACCCTGGCCGTGGAAATAGCCGCGCTCGGGATCATCCTTGCTCTTGGCGTCGTCGCGGTTCTGCTCGAGCGTTTCAGCCGCATCGACGTTTGCGGTCTGCTCAGGGTCGGTCGGGTCGCTGTGCTTGCCAGCGATTTCGTTGATCTTGGCATCGGTCAGCTTGGCGGGGTTCGGCACCTGCGCCAGCTTCGTGCCTTCACCGTCTGCGGGCTTGTCGGGTGCGGCCTTCGTGGTGGCCGGCGTGTTGGTCTTATTCGTCTTGTTCGTCATGGCTTGTCTCCGAGCTTCCCCGCTCGGTGACTTATCTAGCCATGAAAACCGCTCCCGTAAGTTAGCTTAAATCGGTTACCGTGGAATGACCGCAACCGTTGTCCTGCAGTGTGGGCAAACAAGGGCCGTAGCGACATAGAACACACGACCGAGATCGCCCACCTCCACCTCTTCTTCGTAGAGGCGGGGGATAGGTTTCGCGCAGCTTGGGCATTTACCCGTTTTGATCATTGGTCTTCTCCAGCTCAGCAATCCGCGCCTCGATCTCGCGGACGTTCTCCTTGTAGCCCTCCTTGCCCTTGCGAGCAGCGAGCTTGGCTTTCAGCATTTCGAGTTCGGTCATCTCGGATTCCTCCATCGGCGGGGGACAACAAACCCGCGCTTGGAATTCTTCATAAGGCGGCTTTCAGTGCCGTCTGCTAACCGCACTATCAGCGCCGTTTCGCTAATCTGCTCAATACCAGAAACCAGTTGCGGAAATCTGGCTATTTCCGCCAACCCAGGGGCGCGATAGGTCACTGCACCGTCTCCACGAGCGAAGCGATCTTGCCCTCCGCAACCTTCCGCTCCAGCACGGACATGCCGTAATCCAGGCTCACCACGCGGTCGAGCAGATCCTTGTTTGACTTGCCATCCCAGCGAAAGCCCAGACCATGCGTGCGTCCGCCGATGCGCATCCGGGCAACGACTTTCAACTCAGTCCCATCCTGCGTCGGCTCCAGCCAGTGCTTGATCGCATAGCCGCGGCTCTTCGCATTCTTCTTCGCGAGGGCGTAGATTTCGTCTGTCTTCATGGTTCAATATCCCGTCGCTGTCTTGTTGCGCGTCGCCGGCCGCTCGTCCTCGACAAACTCCATCGGCCAATCGGCAGGCATCTCGTCATCGAGGATGCGCGCCAGAGCGTCGAGCATATCATCATGACCACCCACAGGGAACGGCTTGTATTCCTCTTCAACGAACGCCTTTGTCAGATCGACACTGCGGCCCTCGTAGTTCGTCTTCTCGAAGCGCTGCGGCATGTAGATGCGCCCACGCTCAAACCACGGGATGAGCCTGCGGATGCGATCATTCTTCGGCATCACGCCGCCTAGCTCGATAATCGGAAAACGGTAATTCTCCTGTGACTGGCGGTCGAGGATATGCTCGATATCCGCCATCATACCATAGCGCTCATAGCCCGTTGCCAGCGGTCGCCAGCGCCTGTGCCAGCCCATCACCAGATCGGCGCGCTGCGTCAGGTTGAGCCGATCGCGAACCATGTCGAGCACGTACATGTTGCGATCTGAGCCGAGCCCGATCACCCATCCCGACGTGTAGTCGCTATCCTTTTTCTTCGAGCTGGCAGGATCGAACACCATGTAGATGTTGAGGCCCGCGCCATTGGGTTGAGCCCAGCGCAACCACTCCTCCTTGAAACCCTGCGCCTCGTCTGCGGTCGGATCTTGCAACATCTGCGCTCCAAATACGAAAGGCCCCATGTCCCGGCGCTTTTCGGCCAATGCCTGCGGCGTGTGGAACACCGGCTTGCCGTCCACCTTGCCATTATCGGTTGCTGGATAGACACGCGGGGTCACCGTGCCGCGGTCGATGATCGTCCGGTAGCTGTCGTTGTAGTGATAGCGGGTGCCGATGAACCTGCGCCGGCCACCATGCGCGCCCAGGTTGTAGCTCAGTGCCAGCGCGTCCGTGGTCTTCGCCATCATCTCGGGCGTGGAAACAGATTCCCGGGTTACGATATCGTCATAGACCAGCAGGTTGTAGTGCTTGGACGTAGGTTGGCCATCCACCACGCCCCACGCCTCGATTGTCGCCTCTTTCGGGTTGCTCTTGCGCCTGACAACGATCCCGTCATCCTCGGACCACTTGGGCGCTTCCTTGCGCGGATTCTCCCACAGGATATCTGGAAACCAGCCCTTTAGCGGCGCGTTACCTTCGAACTCGCGCATAATCTGGCGCAGGAAAGCTTTCGCGATCGGTCTAGTGTGCGATGCCAGCCCTATCGTTATCTCGGGGTTTTTCAGGATATCCTGAACCGTCATCGCGAAAGTGATGATCGTGGATTTGTACCCCTCGCGAAACCACAGGTCCAAGTGGTTGTCTGGCGACTGCTGTACCTCGCGGCACCGATCGAACACCCAGTCATTTTCGCAGTCAGGCCGATTGAGCGCGTACCGCAGCAGAAAAAACAGGTCGTTGCGGCACAGCCAGCGAAACGCCTCAGTGGGTGGTTGCTGCTCTTTCTTCGAGCGCTCCGCTAATCCATGCAAGAGCGTCCGATACTGCTCTCGCCTGGTGGGTAACAGTGTGCTCGCCTGTGACATCTGCCTCGACTTGTAGCGGGATAATTTTCGGCCAGATCGTTGCGTAGAAAACCTTCATGTTGTCCGGGTCGGTCTTCGCCCACTTCACCAGCGCGTCCTTGCCGCCGAGCTCTTCGAACGCCTCGGCAATGGCCTGCTTTGCTAGCTTGGTCGTCTTGTTGACCGCGCCCTTCGGCCTCCCCTTGCCCGCCTGCTGGCGGAATGCCTCGCTTTTCGCATCCATGTCGTATTTTGCGGCTCAACCAACCCGAACGGTCGAAACGGGCTTAGGCCCCTTCGCCATAGCGGTGGTTTTGGGCAGGCCGCGCGCAATCGCGTTCTTGATGCTCGGCGGCATCGGCTTGGTGGTCTGTCCGTTGATCTTCGCATCGGGCATGGTCTGGGCTCCTTTGGCAGGCAATGTAACGGGCGGCCTCACCGGTTTATAGTTAGCATAATTCAGGCGGCGAGCTCGTAGCCTATCGTGAACTTCTGGCCGTTCGCTGCCAGCCCGACCAACTTGATCTGCGCCACTGGCGGGTAGCGCTCGAAATCCATTTCCCGAATTTCGGAAACAGAGACGATTGACGTACCGGCGTTCTCAGCAGCGCGACGCAATGACCAGCGCGCATTGGCGTCCAACGTGCTCGACTTGGTCACAGCCCATGGACCCGGATGCGCCGCACCTTGCCCTTGCCTACCCGGGATAACTCCCCTTCCCGCTCAAGCCTCGCTACGATGCGCGAAACCTCCTGCCGGGTACGGATGCCCAACCGCTCGCAGATCATACCGTAGGACGGTGCTACGCCATCCTTGCGCAGGGCTTCCCGTGTGTAGCTCAACACCTGCTTGCTGCGGAACGCCGGCCTGCCTCGGTTATTCATGGGTTAACCTCCCGATATGCGACGATATCTTTGCCGCGTTTGCCGGTTGTGCTCCAATCGAGGAACTGGGCTACGGCTGGCCTCTTGCGCTCCCGTCCGCTGCGATAACGGGTGATGACCCCTGCGGTCAGGGAGAGACCTTGCGGAAAGACGCTTTCGCCGTTCCAGGGTGTCCAGTCACTCATCACGCTGCCTCGCTCTCGCCTTCACGGCGTGGATTGGGGGTGCTCATTTCCGCGCGCCCTTGCCGTAATTGCAGGGAGAGCAGAGGGCCTGGAGATTGTCGAAGATCGTCAGACCGCCATCACTGATCGGCTTGACGTGGTCGATGTGAAGGTGCGCACCAGTCTCAGGGCTCGCCCCGCACGCTCGGCAACGGAAATTGTCCCGCACCAGCACGTCGTATCTAAGCTTTGGTGTCAGCTTTGAGCGCTCTTCCGCATCAGAGGTTGTGCGGACACTAAGCGCCGGCTCCTGTGGTGCCCTTTTCAGAGCGCCATACATTTCCCATCCGAAATGGCCGGCAAGCGCCTCTATCAGCGATACGACGCGCTCTTGGGTTGTTTGGTCCCAATCCTTGCTTAGCACGTGATGAACCAGCCACAGAAGCTTGTCGGGCTCGGCGATCGAGATCAACGGCACGGAATACTCGTATCCTCCCCACCATAGGCACAGGCATGCCTCTTCGTGCAGGATGACGAACATGTCAGGGTTGCGCGGATCTTGCGGCGCGTACCTGAAATGGTCCTGAGTTTTTCGCTTCGTCTCGATTTCGACCAGCGAGTAAACGGGAAAGGTATCGTCAGATTTCATGCTGCGTTCCTCGTTGGTTCGGTCCACGTCACATCGTGCTCGGCGCCGAATGCGTAAATCAGTTCGATAAGGTCGCTCATCTGAGACTTGCTCAGCGCTGACGATTTGAACCCGGTCGGGAAAGGCTGGCCGTTAAGTCCCATTTCGAATTGAACGGCGTGGCCGCAGGCGTGCATGAACAGCGCCTTCCACACTTCGGGAGTGGCGACGCGACCTTGGGGCTTTGCGCGGGATACATCCGAGAGCATCGCCCACATCTTTGAATTTTGATCGGCGGTGCGGGTTGCCTCGCGAATGTTGAGCACGGCCCCAGCGGGCGCGATATCGATCAAGCGCTTGGCCTTGGCGCGGGCGAAGTCGTTGCCCAGGATGATCGTTTGACCCTGTCCACTAGCCATTGTTCGCGGTCCACTTCTTTCCTTGCGGGGTGCGGAGCCATCCGTCCCAATATCCAGAGGCGAGATCTTCGCCGCGGTTGGGGAGGAAGCGCTTTTCAAAGCCGGGCCAGCCCATATTGTGCTGGAGCCGATGGCAGCTATCCGACAGCGGGATGCACCAGCGATCAGCTACCTTGGAGCCCATGCCCTTCGCATCGGGTGTGCCCTTTGCGGCGTAATCGACATGAGCCGAACGGATAGGACCGTCGCAATCGGGGTTGCGTCCGCCACAGGCACAGGGACGGCCCCGGAGCCATTGACGGAACGCATCGGCTACCTTCCATTCCGGACGCGGGGCGTTGCGGAATTTGGAGCGCAGGGCTGAGGGGCCGAGCAACATCAGAACTCGGCCGTATCGCGGTCGTCATCGAAGCCGGGGATATATCCCTCGTCACCCTTGGTAGGGCGCCGGCTCGTTTGCGATTCACCTTGGCCGGCTGGCGCGTCCAGCATCGTCAGGACGCTGTTGAAGCCCTGCAACACAATCTCGGTGCTGTACTTGTCCGCCCCGTTAGCATCCTGCCACTTCCGGGTCTGGAGCGAGCCTTCGATGTAGACCTTGGAACCCTTGCGAAGATACCGCTCGGCAACGTTGGCAATGCCTTCATTGAAGATGGCGACGGTGTGCCACTCGGTTTTCTCTTTGCGCTCGCCCGTGCTCTTGTCTTTCCAGGTTTCGGAGGTGGCGATGCGGAGATTGACCACCTTTCCCCCGTTCTGGAATGAGCGGGATTCAGGGTCGCGGCCGAGATTGCCGACGATGATCACTTTGTTGACAGAGCCCATTATGCTGCCTTCCTATTTTTCCAGATTGTGCGTGGTGACCGATCGCCGGTACGCCCGTGAAAATAGGCGACGGCTTCGGGCATATTCAGGTTCTCTTTTTGCGTACCCCAGCGCAGATTGCCCGGCCGATTATTCGACGGGTTCTCATCCAGATGGAGCGCCAGCGGCTTGTCGACAGGCTGCGGCCCGTGGAATGCCTCGCAGACCAGCCGGGCAACATTGAAAGTCTTTTTCAGGCCGACAATGTAGATGATCCGGCGCTTTGGAATGCCTTCACGGCCCGGCGCAGACTTCTGCTCGGTACCCCAGCGCGGCTTGGGGTTGGCATAGTGCCGGCCTGCCCTCGTGGTATAGGGCTTGAGCCGCACGCGGCCAAAGCTCGAAGCTTCCATTTGCGGCACGCTGGGAATGTCGCGCCACACTTCTTCGTCAGCCATCTAAAAAGCTTCCTTTTTGGTTTCGACCTTCACGCCATCGATCGGGCGCGCTTTGAAATTGCGGCGCACGTAGTCTTCGATGAACGCGGTGACAGAGTCGCGATCGTTGCGGACGATCCAGTTCAGCGCCTCTTTGTGGCTCTCGATCTCGTAGACCTGCACAGTGCGCATGCCCTTGACCGTGTCCTTCGCCGCGCGAGCAGCGGCGCGCTGGGCGTCTTCGGCCTCGCGGAGAAGATCGTCAGCCGCGCGCTGGTCACTCAGGCTGGATGCGTTGGCCAACAGATGCGCCTGACGTGCCGCTTCAGCCTTCGCCGCAGCTTCGGCTTCCGCTGCCAGGCGGGCTTCCTCCTTGGCCGCTGCCAGCTTCGTTTTGTACGGCGCCTGTGCGGCAATCAGGCATTTCACCTGACGGTCGAGATCATCCTGTGTCGGCTTCCAGCGCGCGACTTCAGTTTTCCACGCCTCATGCAATGGCTTCGTGAACTCGTCGCGCGCCTCATCCACGGCCTTTCTGGCCGCCTTCAGCTCCTTCAGCAGAGCGTCGGTCGCCTTGAGCTGCCCGTCGTTTTCGACTTCCGCGCCGTCGAGCCAGTTCGCGACTTCCTCCAGCACTGAACCAAAGGGCTCAAGCGCAAGGTCGATCGGGTCAGGGGGATTATTGCCGCCGATGACGGCACGTGCGTTGGCGGCCATCAGTAGGGTACCTCGTCTTCAAGGATATCGCTGGCGTGCTTGGGCTTCTCGGTCAGGCGGCCGATGCGATCCTCAAGCGCCTTCCTCGCACGGGGAAATTGGGCGACGGCCAGTTCAGGCAGCGTCCCGCACTTGAGCCATTCGACAAAGGCTTCCTCGCTGGAATCAGCCTGCTTGAGCAGTGTGCGGAGCTCGGCACATTGCGAAGCGCTGATACCGGTGCTGGCCGGGGCGGCGTCTTCATCATCAGCGTGAAGGTCGCCCTTGTGCCAAAGGTCGAGAGCCGCGCCGAACCTCATGGCCGCATTGCGCAGCGCGTCGCCGATTACCTCTTTCTCGCGTGCGCCGGGATCTACCCCAGGCTTGGCAGCGGCATGGCCGTAACCGAGCCGCGAGACACCGCAGACGGTCAGCTTGATCCACAGGCCGCCCGACTGATCGAACGCCGGCAGGCCGTCGCGCAGGGCCAATGGCTCCCATGACCATTCGGGGTCAGTGTCCAACAGGCGATCGGTCAGCGCGGCATGCCCGACATAATCGAGATGGATCACCTCGGGATGGTGCCAGCTTCCGCAATCCTTGCAGCGGATGCCCTTTTTGAAATCAGCCTTGACCGCTTCGGTCTGTGCCTTCGTGGGCTTCGGCAATTTGCTGATCTGGTTCGGCGGAAAAGGCGCGCGCAACAGGTCGAGGCCTTCCGGCTTAGGGCTGGTAGGCGTCTTGTCTGAAATCCTTGCTACTGAAGCCATCTGTTTTACTCCTTATTTCAATGAGTTCCAGTTAGGTGAATGAGATCGCCGATCGCGCGGGGCGGCCCGGTGTTGCCGGTGCGAGGCGGAACAGCCGGCGCTTGCCGGCTCGCTGAAAACATCGGGTTGTCGTTGAGCTTCACCAGATAGGCCGCGCGATCGGCATCGGTCATTGGCTTGGCGGGTTGGCGCTGTGCGCTGTCGCCGCTCGTCATTTCGAGCGCTTTCAGGAAGTTCTTGGCTTCCAGGAACCAGCCGAGATTGGCTCGCCAGCCTCGGTCATTCTCACCGCAGTGGAATTTGCTGGCGCCGAGATTGGCCATCGCCGCGAACAGCTCAGCCTCGCCGTGATCCCGCAGCCTCGCTTTCAGCAGGGCTTTCCGGCTGGCATCGAGCTTCGTTGCCCTCCGAGCCCCATTCGCTGCCGGTCCAGCATTCCATTCCGAAACCACCTTTTCGAGCAAAGGGGGCTGTGAAGCGTTAGCTTCACAAGGTTCCGGGGGGTTAGATATATACTCATTGGGGGGGGGTGATGATCCGACGGATTCCACCGGTTCCACCGGAATTCCACCGGAAATACGCTTGACCTTCCGCTTGCGATCGCGGTCATAAGCGCGGCGCTTTTCAGCTACACGGTCAATACTGGCCGGCTGCGCCGCCTCCATCTCCGCAACAGCGCGCACGAGATCGTCGCCGGAAACACCGGCCGCTATCAGGTGCTTCAAGGCGGTCGCTATGATGCTCATGCCGGCATCCCCGCCATGATGGCGCGCCGATCGCGGGCAATGGTGTCTAGGGTGATTTGCCGGGCCTCGGCAGCGCTCACCTTGCGAGCTGTCTGGAGATAGTCCTTGCGATACTCCAGCGGGCACCACGCGAGGCGCGCACGGGATACCGCGGCCATTTTAGGGCTGATGTTCCACATGGCGCGGCGCGTGGCGCTGATGGCCGCCCTGCGACGCTCACAGGCGCCGATCGACCGACCAAAGCATGATTTGCATAGCCCGCTGGTGTTCCTGCGGCCAAGTGGCTTAGAGCAATCGCGGCAAGGGGTTTTGAATAGAGCGCCCATCGACTAGTCTATGCTTTCCCGATCCGAGGATTTACAAGAGCCGCCGCAAAATTGTTTTGAGGTGCAATTGCGCATCCTTCGATCGTCACGACAGCGCCAGTTACGGACTGGTCGCGCTCGATCATCAGGAAGTCGATGTACCGATCATCCGGCATGTCGATGTTGGCGACGAGCAGATCAGTGATCGCCTTTTCGCGGTTGGCGATGTCGGACTGGTAGTTGATGCCCAGCTTGATATGCAGGCGAACGGGTTTGTGGACCGAAGGCGAGCCGTAGGCAGCATATTGGGCACCCAGGGCGTCGCCAGCTTCGCGCTTCCACGCTGTATAGGCTTTGGAGGCAAACCGACGCTTAGTCTTGAAGTCGGTCGCGAACATGCCGTTGAGGCTCGGAGGCATTGGCAGATCGAAGGTCACGCCCCGGCCCTCCGCTTTGCCCATCCGGCCTTTGCAGCGGCCCTGCGGATGCGGTAATCAGTGGTGGCGTAGCTCTTGGCTCGCTCCTCGGTGATGCGCTGGAGACGGCGCTTGGCGAGGTATTGGTTGATCGCGCGGGCTAAGATCATGATGCCTGCGCCCCAAGTCCGGCGCGGATTGTCTCCCACATGTATTGGACGCTGCGATAACCGAGTCCGGTGCTATCGGCGAAGCTCTTGAGCGTCCCGCTTTCCGCCATGTGCTCAGCCAGCGCATCACGCCGTTCAGCCGCAGTCTGCCGCTGGGGGCTGAGCTTGACGATGTGATAAGCGCGGCGCTCGTTGTAGCCGTTTGCGCGCGCCAGGCGGCGAATGGTGGACACGTTGAATCCGTGGCGCAGCCCGATCGCGCGGAAAGACTGGTTGCCCGCGATTTCCGCCACGATGGCATCGCGGATTTCGACGGTCATCGGGCGGCCGGTCATGCGATTTCCCCATACATGGCATCGAACCGCGCCTTGTTCGCCTCGCGCCAGCGACGTGGTTCTGTCAGGATGGCGCGAGGATAAACGGCTACCCCCGGTGTTTCGGCGCCGTAGAGCGCATCGAAGTGCGGCTTGTTGCGGATACGCCAGGCGCGCGCCCATGCGATGCGAGCGGCGAAAGGGATGTTGCGCCCCTCTGCTGTCAGGGTGGGGGTCATGCTGCCGTTTCCTCGGGGAAAGGTCCGAAAATGTCTGATTCAAACGCGGCATGCCATGCGCCGGAGCGAGTGTTCCACCGGAAGCCGGGTTCGAGGATTTCAACGCCGAGCTGATTGCGCGCTATCCATCCTTCATATTCTTCATACTCGACGCGACGAACGCCACGAATCCGCTTGAGCCTGTAGGGCGGCGAAATGGGAAGTGTTGGACCCGCCATCACGCCGCACTCCGATGGCCACGAATGACCGCGCATTGCTCAACCCAGGCGCCGGATGCCTTGTGGATCTGGCGCGGTTTTCCGTGGTTCGGATGATAGCCGTTTTCGGCCTCGAACCTCTCTCGGCAGGCGATGGCGTCTTCAAGCCGATCAAAGTGGCCAAGATTTGTACACTTGCCCGCAGCGCGCCCCGACGCGCGCCATTTCTCGTCACGAGCAAACCACGTGACGCCGACCTTGCCGCTGACGTTAGACAGGCGCAAAGTTTGGTTTAACGCGTTGTCGCGCTTCGTTACATCACGAAGGTTTTCAAGGCGGTTGTCGTCTCGGACGCCGTTCAGATGATCGACACAGTCCGGCCAGTATCCGTGCGCAATAGCCCATGCGACGCGGTGCGCCCGGTACAACCTGCCGAAGATCGCGCCGTGCAAATAGCCATTGCTGTAAGCTGTAAACGCGGGCTTCCCCGAGAACCGCGAATTGAATGTTTTCGCATACTTCGCCGGGTCGGGGGTGTGTGAAAACCATTCGGCATCGCGCGAAAGCCAGAACAGCTCGCCAGTCTCAGCTTCATAGCTGAGCAGCCGCGCAACAGTTTGGGGCTGGAGTATCTCGCTCATGCTGCCACCGCCCGCGCTGCCGGTACCAGCCGACGCGCCATGCTCGCGATCCGCGCGCGCTCTTGAGGCGTCACGATCTTGTCGCGCTTGGCCTTCGCGATTTCGTGAACGATGCCGGAAGCCTCAACCTCGAGCTCGTCAATGTCGCCGTCGTCAGTCTCGTTCGTGCCGACGTGCTTTCCCCAAGGATCTAGCAGCATAGAAGACAAATCATCCGGAAGCCGCAGGTCACCGATCGCCCAAAGCGGCATCGCAGACCCATCGCGCCATCCCTTGATCGTGCTGGGGGCAATGTCGCGCGTCCGTGCCAGAACGGCGATCGATAGGCCATGTTCATGCTCTGCCAGCCGAAAAACTTCTCGCTGCAGTGCAACGGAATTTCGCGCATTTCGGGAAAGGTCAGCCATTATTCCGCTCCCGGGTTGTTGTAATTGCTCCGGTCATGAACACGACCGACCAAGCCCCCGACTTCGCCGTCGTTCTTCTCAGAGCGTTCGTTCGACTGTTTGCGGCTACCGATCCCGATGAGCGCCCAGACGACCATGAAGACGATCGAACCGCCGAAAGCTATGGCGACCCAGAAGCCGAGTTCGGCGATGAAGTTGAGGATAGCGGGCCAGTTCATGTCGCGGGTCCGATCGGCTTGCGAGGGCAGAGCGGACCGGCGCAGGTGAGTTCGGCTCCGGCCGGGCAGATGCATCCGGTGTGCGATTGCACGGGCGCAGTCGGCCAATGATAAGTCGGAACCACATCGCCAACGACGCGCTCCGGCTGAATCCACTTGCCGTCGCGCTGGACGAGCCCGCGCATCTGGCAGGGGCATCGTGGTTGGCCGGCTTGTGGGCCGATGCAGTTGCAGGCAAAAGCTCGACCTGGTTTGGCGACGAGTCCGCTCATACCTCCTCCGATGCAGGCGTGGTGCTGTGAGAAAGGAAATCCCCCCACTGCTTGGCCATTGCCGCGGCGATTCCGGGGAAAAACCTCGAGCGTTCGCGCCAGCGATCGGGCCCGGGAGGCATCCGATGCACGCGCTGTTCGCGGCCGGCGACAATGTCAGTTGGCACCAACTTGGGCAGGTTGCGCAGCCAGAGACAGGTGCGCTTGGTTTCCGGGTGGCCGTATTCCCACGGCTGAACCGACTGGGCGAAATCCTGGTATCCGACGATGCGCTCTTTCGCGTGCCGGTGCATGACGGGGTTCTCGACTGCGACATGCGGGACGGGTGCGTTCCAGAGCGTGGAGAACAGCGCGGCGCCTTCGTCCAGCTCCAGCCACATTTCCTCGCGCGTCCGTCCGGGAGGAGCTTTCGTCAGCCAGCGAACGCCGCTATTGCAGAGACGCGTGCAAGGTGGGTGCGCCACGATCAGCATATCCCAGCCGTCGCCGAGCACCCCGCGAACGTCGCCAGTGATATGGCGGTTGCTGCGCTTCTCGTCGGGCAGCAGATCGCACGACCATGCGTCGAACCCGCGCGCCAGAAAGGCATCGCGCACGGTCCCGCTGAACTCGCACGCGACAAGCACGCGCCCGCTCACTTCCCCACCCCGCGCAGAACAACAACCGGTTTGGTGTACAGGGGGATCATGCTGCGGCGCTCTGCACCACGAGATCAGCTTCAGTGACGGCGCCGCCAGTGAACTCGGAAATCTTCACAGCGAGGGGCAACGATGGCTGCCTTTGACCGTAAACAATCTTCCGGATGGTGGATTCCGCCTCGCCTGTGCGCTTGGCGAAGTCCGCGACGGTTTCGCCGCGCTCTTTGAGATGATCGATCAGCTTCATTCGGGCAATATGCCCCCACCGGGTACATTCTGCAAGCGGGAAATGTACCCACGTGGTGTTCTAGGCTTTTGCGCCCCCTTTGGGCACGAAGCGGCCATGCTGCCGAACAACATCGCCGCCCTCCGCAAGGCCAAGGGAATGTCTCAGACTGAGCTGGCGGAAGCTATCGGGACGAAGCTGACGCACATGGGTAAGCTGGAGCGCGGCGAGCGCCCGCTAAGCGGCGACTGGATTGAGCGAATCGCCGTCGCCCTAGACATAGAGCCATTTCAGATTATCGCGCCTGCCCGGCTGTTCCCTACTGAAGAACAGCTAGCTGATATGTTGCGGCTCGCGCAGCAGAAGCTGCCAGCGGGTCTGCCCTATTCCGAGTGGCCGCGATCTGTAGCCTCAAGTCTGCACACGCGGCTTCTGATGCTTGCAAGTGATCGCGCCAGTGGTGATGGCGGGGCTGTCCAGGCTTAACGCGTTCCCGCCTCAGGCGCTCGACTTCGCGCTCCCACCATAACAGGCGGTCGGGCAATATAGCGCACTCAAGGAAGCATTGGCGACAGCCCACGTCGCATCGCGGCTCCATGAGCATGACTGGGCGACTCGGATCGCTGTTTCTCATGTTCCCTTTGTGTTCTGCAATCTCCAACATGTCTAGGGTTCCTGCTACTCGCCGGATTAGCAACAAAATGCACCCGACCGGGCTGCATAGCAGGATGTAGCGTCTGTTGCCTGAACGAGAAATGTACCCGCTAGGGGCATTTTAGGTATTTACATATGCCCCCACCGGGTACATAAGGCCTCCACACCGCACCGAGCGGCAGGAGATCGAAGATGAACCTCAAGTCAGTTAAGACCACCGCCGATCTGCCCTTCAAGGGGATCGAGCTTGTCCGCGTGGACAAAAATATCACGGAAGTGATCATCGGCGGCAAGCTGCGCATCCGCTGCGGCCCGAGCTATTCGAGCGCGCTGGAAGTGCTGGTCGAGCGCGCATACGAAACCGCTCAACGCTTCCGCCTCACCGCGACGATCGACGGCTTCGCGCCGGCCGTGACCTATTTCGATAGCCAGTATGATGCCGATACTGCTGCTGCCAAGCTGCCTGCCGGAGCTACCAGCGCCATCGATACCGTTGAGGCCCAGATCGATGAAGACGGCAAGGTCGTCGGCATCGAGGACAGGGCCGCGCCCACCCCCGCCAACACGGACGATCTCCCTTTCTGAACTCCCCAGACTGCGGGCGCTCATCCCCGGCGCCCGCAGCGAGGATGATTTCAGACGCAACAAAAGGCTCTGGCACGATGAACGCCCCAACCCTCCCCCAATCATTCCCAAATCCCGTGAAGGTGGAGGAAGTGCGCACGCGCGCTGATTACCTCGCAGAAGCGCGGGTACGTCAGGCAGGCGCAGGGTTTTCGAGCCCCTTCCTGACCGTGAGCGATGAAGAGCTGGCGCGGGCGGATGTCATGATTGGCTACCGGCTCGATAAGCACGCGCAGGCTCGCGACAGGGCTGCTTTCCAAGCGAAATGGGCGGCGATTGCTGCCGAGGAGAAGATGGCATGAGTGAGCTATCCGTAGCCGAGGTTCTGAACATGGCGGCTGACAAGATAGCCGAGCCCGACGCTTGGACGCAGTACGCTTTCGCGAGGGACGCCAAGGGATACCCTACTGGCACGAAATCCCCTGCAGCCGTTTGCTTCTGCATAGCCGGCGCCATCTACGCCGTTTCGCCGACGTTAGGGTTCGGTAGCGATATCATCGAGCGCCTGCCGAAACCTCGTGGCTATCCCAACATTGCTCGCTGGAACGATGCGAGCACGCGCACCCAGGCTCAAGCGGTCGCCAAGCTGCGCAAACTCGCCGCGCGCTTATCCACCCCTCCCCGCGTGGGAGAGGGTTGATGGAAGGCGAGGGCATGTTCCTCTTACCGCCAGCAGCGGACAAGTGCCAGGATTGCGGCCGGAAGCACGCTGCCGAGCAGCCCCACGATGCGCTGACCTTGTTCTATCAAGTGAAGTTCAAAATGGAAAACGACCGCGCGCCGACTTGGGTCGATGCGATGGCTCATTGCTCCGATGCGGTTCGTGAGCACTGGACAGCCGCACTGCGCCAGCACGGCGTTGATGTGGCCAGCGGCCAACTTCGCCCAGCCAGAGCTGCCGGCAAGTGAACACCCTCCCCACCCCTAGCGCCCGCCAACATATCCGCAACCAGCAGGCGGCTGTCCGAGTGCTTTCGAGAAGGACCAACGCATGAGCGCAGGCAATTGGATCGAGCGCAACGCTCCTAACCACCACCCCATCCGCGATCAGCAAACGATAGTCCGCCTCAACCGCGAGGCCGCCCAGGCCAAGGGACGCGCTTCGGTCGCTGCCTGGATGAAGGGCGAACAATTGAAGGGATTTATGTGATGGCGGAGATTAGCCAGGAATTGGTGGAGCGGATGGCGAAAGCTTTGCGCGAGCGAGTCCATGCCTACAGGCATTGGGACATAGACGCCCCGGCCTATGTTGAGGAAATCCGCGCCATCGTCGCTGAGCTTACCGAGCCGGTCGATCCGGATTTGCTGATCGCTCGCGAGATCGTCAAGGCAACTTTCAGCCCGAACAGCCCTACAGTCGGCGAGACGCGAGAGGAAGTTGATTCCGGCGCATGGGACACCGCCCAGTGCGTGCAGACGGCCCTCGCCGGCATCAAGCGCGGTCGCGAACTGGCGGCTCGGCCATGACCACCACCCAACCCCTCCCCAATCCTCCCCCTGCACGCCCTCTAGACGCCATTGCAGCAGACCTGGGGAATCTGGTGGCTGACGTGGTGTTTGCACCTGTGGATCGGCTGAGCGCGGATCACAGGCGGTTTCGGGAACGGTTCCAGATCGGAGAACGGAAATGAGCGAGACGCAGCCCCCACGCACTGCTCGGTGCACCTATTGCCAGACCGAAAGCCCATCCAGCAAGGCGCTGCCATTTTTCGAATTTCGCGGCGAAGGTTCGCGCGAGGCGACGGAGCATTGCAAGTGCGGCTATACGCTCGCCTGCCATGATGCAGCTCATCCGCATGTCTTGAAGCAATGCCCTGAGCCGGCGCCGACTGCGCGCGGGCCGCAGAAGTTCGACCGTTTTTATTGCGGCTGTCGGGGGTGGGAGTGATGATCCGCGTCGATTGGGCATCGTTCGGCGCCAATATCCGCGCGCAGGCCATCGTTAATGCGAAAGGCCTAACGACGGTCCAGCAAGAACTTGGCTTGTCGCATGCGCGCATGATCAACGCCGCCCAAGGCAAGCCAGTGGGGACTGAGATATTCCTAACGCTGTGCGACTGGATGCAGATCGACCCGATGTTTTTCGCCACCCCCACTCTCCCAGAGCGGGAAGGAGAGAAGCTGTGAGCCCGCCCAACCCCCGCGCCACAGAACAGCCCCAGCCCCTCGGTCGCTGGCTCCTGTTCGGCATCGTCCTGGGGATGGTGATCAGCTTTTTGATGGGAGTACGGACGTAATGCATTGGCACACATTCGCAATCGCCGCGATCCCGTTCTGGGTATGGGCAGTTCTTTCGATCGCCAAGCAGTCATGGCTGTTGGCCGAAGATAATGATGACATGTGGTGGGGCGGCTTTCCGCTCGCGATGACGACTGTCCTCATGGCCTGCGTGACTGCGTTCGCTGGCTGCATTGCCATCGGTTTCTACGCGGCGACTGGCCTTTCACCGTTCGCCTGACACCCCCACAAGCGCCGCGACAGTCGCGCGCGCAGGACCGGACCCGTTTTCAATCGCGGGTCCGGTCCAATAGAGGAGATGAGAGATGAAAATCAGGATCGAATTGGAAGTTGAAGTTTCGCCCTATACGCGCGAACAGCTTCTCGACAGCGGCTTTGAAGGCGAAGATGCTGAGCCTGATACCGACGTGGACGCCCCCAGCATCGCGCGCTGTGTCGCGAATATGTTCGGCGACGACAGCGAGGCTGTACAGGAAGTCTTTGCCGGAAGCGAACTCTTCGTCAACATCGGCGAGGCGACCGTGATCCGCGCTGAAACTGTCGGCGACCCCTCATGAACGGCGTAATCTTCTTCCGTGCTGACCACGAACTTGTCGGACGCGTGCTCGCCGAAAAGCTCCGCCGTCGCAACGACCGCAGCAGCCTGGATGATTCTATCAGCATCACCGAGGATGTCGAAACGCTCAACCGTAGGCGGGTTGCTAGTGGGAGGGTGGGGTGATGGCGAGGCAATCTGGGCGTGTTGCTGCGCAAACGGGCTCTCGTGAACAGAGCCCTGACGGTCTCGGCCCTACGGGCTTCGATCCCTCACGCGTGAAGGTCCTGACGGCTCGCGATGCTATCAAGGACGCTCTCCAGCAGTTCAACCGAGCTTATGGCGGGACACCTCACGGCGAGGCTCATTGGAAGCCGGGATACACGCGAGGCATGATAAGCGACGCCTTGGCTAAACTAGACCCGGAGACATGCACAGCCAGTGAAATCCGGGACATTATCGGTGTCAGCAGCTGGGCGACGCTGGATTGCGATGTCTGTGGCCGCGATGTGCCGATGCTCGCCAGAATTGGCGATGATCCGGATTACGAAATGCGCTGGCAGGATATTTGCCTTGAGTGCATCGCTGCCATTGCGCAAACGATCGAAACGCGAAGCGCCAAGACCAAAGGGCTTGGTCCGAAGGATGAGAGCGTGGTTCGCGACAGCGAATGCGCCCATGATTCACAGCCCCACCACGGCTCTGGAGGGAAGTAGGGCTGTGGAACCGGAGCGCTGCACTGTGAACGAGGCCCACTTGATAACCGGCCTCTCCAAGCGCACGCTGCAGGATCTGGCGGCTGCGTCCAAGATTCCCGGCGCGGCAAAGCCGGCCGGCCGATGGACATTCGACATTAAACGCCTGCGTATGTGGGCACAATCGACAACGCGGGACCGCACATGTCAGAGAACCTCTATCAGCGAAACGGCATCTGGTGGGCGCGTTTCAAGGTCGCGGGCGTCGAATATCGACGCAGCCTACGAACGCGTGTTCGGTCTGCCACCGCGAAGCGCCTGAAGGCCGTTCGGAAGCAGATCGAGGATGAAGCGCATTTCGGCATCCTGGCTCCCATGTCGTGGCCGGCCGCAGTCGTAGGCTGGAATGAGAACGGCACCAGCACGCTCGGCGCCGCGACGGTCAAGCGCTACAAGGTGAGCCTGAAGCAAATGCGCCCCTTCCTTGATCACATGATGGTCCACGAGATCGACGGCACGGTGCTGAAGGATATCGTCAAGGCGAGGCGCGCGCAATTCGTCAGCATCGCCACGATTCGACGGGATTTGACCGCGGTTTCCAGCGTGCTCGACAATGCCGCCGACGAAGAATGGATAGATGAAAACCCGGTCCTGCCGTTCCTGCACAGGCGCCGCAAAAAGAACAGCCTACGTGAGAAGCATGAGCCGATCGTGCTGCCCGACGAACCATCGATCGCGATGATGCTCGAGGTGTCTCCGACCCGCTTTGCCGACGCGCAGGAGTTCGCGCGCGAAACCGGGATGCGGCAAGAGGAGATATTCAGCCTGGGGCACAACATGCTCAATGCCCGTGACGGGATAATCACGATGGTCGGCAAGGGGCGCAAGCTGCGCGTCATACCGTACACCGCCAAAGCGCAGGCGATCGTTGCCCGGCAACCGCAGTTCATCGGCTCCAATTTCGTGTTCTGGCACGATGAAGGAAAGCGCTGGAGGTCACCGGGCTCGCGCTTCACCGACATTCGCCGCCGCGTGCTGCGCAAGGCACAAAAGGCGGCACATTTTACGCCATATCGTTTCCACGATCTGCGCCACCTTTTTGCGGTAGAATATCTGCGCAGCCAAAAGGGCAGCATCTACGATCTGAAGGAGCTACTTGGTCACGCATCGATCAAGACGACCGAGCGCTACCTTGAATATCTGACCCCGGAAGAGAAGAAATTCGCGATGCATGGGGCGGCACAAAATGGGGCACAGAAGCAACGGTCTGGAGGATCGAAATGATCAAAAACCCTAGCATTTCTGCGGGTTTCAGCGTATTCTGTGTTACCATGGAAAACGACTTAGGAAACCGTCGCTCTATCCGGCTGAGCTACGGGGGCATTGGCAGAATCCCTAGAGTTCTGCGGGTTTGCGGTCAATGCGGTACGCGCGGAACCCGCGACGGAACACGGTTCCTGTCGGCACAAACGACGGCACAGTCTGTTCGCGGGACGTTCGCGCGAGGCGCCCATATCACCATTCAGGAGTCCATCTGATGCGCGGCAAGCCCGGCGAACTTCATCAACGGTATATCGGGGAAATCTTGGCTGAGTTCCCCGACGCTGCGACGACCGGCTTCCCCGCCGCGATGCGCGCGCTGCGTGAGGAAGTCGATGCGGAACCATGCGAGCTTGATTCGTGCATCCGGCCTGACGCCTTTCGCCTCGATCGCGACGGGGAATGGATCGAGATTTACGAGGTCGAGGTTTATTCGATGCTGTCCGAGCGCAAAATTACTGAGCTCGGAGAATGGTGGTTCGACTGGGATAGCGAGGACGGGAGCGAATGGCTCCCCGTTCTCATCCTCATTGATCGTTATGGCCACCGCAACCGTGTCGATCTGAGGCACGCCTATTCCCGCACCGGCCCGTTCACGCCCGTCCGCCTTAACGAGCAGGTGCCAGCGTGACGCGCGTTCTTGTCTGTGGCGGGCGCATGTACGGCAGGGTGGGAGATGACTGCCCTCCCGAGATGCTCGAAGCTGAGAATGCGCGGGCCAGAAACGAAAGGATGCGCCTCTACGGCGTGCTAGCGATCCATGGCCCGACACTCATTATCCATGGGTGCGCGAACGGCGCCGATGAGTGGGCGGATTATTGGGCTGACGTGAACAATGTGCCGCACCGCGCCTTCCCTGCCGATTGGAACAAGCACGGCAAAGCGGCCGGCCCTATTCGCAACCAGCGCATGTTGGACGAAGGAAAGCCCGATATGGTGATCGCGTTTCCGGGCGGTCGTGGCACCGCCGACATGGTTCGGCGCGCTCGTACCGCTGGCGTCGAGGTGCGGGAAATTGCCCGCCTTCCCACCATAGAGGAGTCGTAGGCCATGGGGAATGAACTGCGGGATCGCGGCGAGCGCTATTTGGTGCAACGCTTCGGCGACAACAGAGTGATGGCTCGGACTGACGATCTCGGGTCCGTCGTGCCGGAGGGGTGCCGCTTGGTCGATCGCATCGGCGCCGATGGCCTGCCTCATAATCCGCCGCGCGCTGTCGCCGCAAGGCTGTGGCGCGAGCATCCTGAACTACGCGACGAATATCATAGGCTTTGGCCTAGCCGGGTCTCATCGCTTGCGAACATCGATGTGATGCTGACCCGCGCCATCACCCACCCAAAGGACTAGCCCATGGGGAATGAACTGGAAGCGTTGGCCGTGCGGTGCGAGGCATTAGCTGGGCCGGATCGGGAGGTGGATTTCCTGGTAGCGGTCGCTGTTAATGCCGGGTCGTTGGAAGGCGCGTGGAAGGAAATGTCCGATGATGATGCGGTAACAAAAGCGGGCTACGTGCGGCATCATTTTAACGGCGCGAGGTCGTTGCAAGAGGCAAGGCGCTACACTTCCGACCTGAATGCGGCAATGTCACTCGTCACCGGATGCGCAACGCTGATCAGCCTTTCCGAGATCGGCGCAGATGGCTTGCCACTAGCGCGGGTTGGGCGACCCGATCTGGACGACGTGCCTATTTTCGAAGGCGTCGCCGCTGGCGTCAGGATGGACACACCCCTGACCGCGCAACTCGCGATCGCATTGACGGCCGCCTGTCTCAAAGCCCGCGCCCTTACACCCTGCGACCAGGGAGAGATGAAATGAGGCGTTGGTTCAGAGAACTTCGCAATCCGAGAGAGAAATGCGCCCGCATAGGACACGATCTGTATACGGTTCGCCGCCGCTTTTATCTCTACCCGTCAACGTCGTGGCGCAGAGGTGTCGCGGACACCGCGTGGATCTGTGTCGAACGCTGCCGGCGATGCGGGTGCGATGGTCCCGAGACGATAGAGGATCGATCTGCACTAGATGGCCTTACGATGGAGGCTGATCGCTGGGACAAGCTACGCGCAGACGGCAGGCTGCTCTCATGACCCTGCCCCTAACCCCCGAACAGCTGGAAGGGTTAAGAACCTTGCTGGCAAAGGGCGCGCGTGAATCCGACAGCGGCTGGTACATCGACGGCTACACCGACGATGGCCTGTCGGTCATCTCGGATGGCCTGCATTGCGGCATCTATCGGATCGCTGCCGAGAAGCCACAAGCTGAACTGATCGTCGCGCTTGTGAACGCAGCCCCCTCGCTGTTGGCCCGTATCCGAGAGCTGGAAATAGAGCTCGGCATCAACGCGGAGCATAATGCCAAAATAGCGGAACAGCGTGGCGCATCGATCTCCGTTCTAGAGGCATCTGCTCGCGCTACGCCCCGATCCGCCCTAAACCGGAGTACTGATAATGGATGAGGAAACGAGAGCGCGGGAGTGCATGAAGCGCTATGGCCTACATCGAAAGCCAGCGCAGGATCAACAACAGATCCTTGCCGCCATGCTCGCATTCAACGCCCCTCCCGATGGGGAGCCCCAACCCGTTCCAATGATCCTGTACTGCCCGCAATGCCATTTGCAGCATGTGGACGAGCCTGACGAGCGCACGCCGGAGTGGGATAACCCGCCGCATCGCTCGCACCTATGCCACGGTTGCGGATGCATCTGGCGGCCGGCTGACGTTGCTACCGAGGGCGTTCGGTCGATCAAGACGGCTGGCAAGGCTGATACGTGGGGGTGGGATGGTGCGTCACTCGCCCTCTCTCCCCACCAGGGTGACCGCGAGGCGATTGCGCGGGAGGCGTTGGAACTCGCGCTTCCGATCTTGGAGGCCGAGTACGAGCAGGCCAAGGATGCCGGCGATTCGGATTGGGAGGGGCAATCATTCACGGCTTTCGACGCGGTTAAACGAGCCCTCCTACAAGCCCCTCCCCCGACCGATGAGGGGGTTGCTGGGGCGACGCCCGAATGCCCTAACTCGCCCAATTTCCGGCACCAAGTCGATACCAGCATGGAAAGCGGGCCGAACAACTGCTTCTATTGCGAAAAGTCGATGGCCCCAACTCCTTCCGAGAAAGGAGAGAAGCTGCCATGACCGAAATGATCGAGCGAGTTGCCAGAAGGCTCACGGCCACACTCAGGCATCATGGCGTCGAAATGCACCCTGACGATATTCGCGGGCTGGCATATGATGCGCTGGCTGAAATGCGATCGCATACGCTGGTCTATCGGCAGGACGGCGAGATGGTTCACGAGATGCGCGGTGAGCCGGATGCCATCTGGAAGACGCTTCTCGCCGCAGCCACCCCAACCCCCTCCGAGAAAGGAGAGAAGCTGTGACCCGCCCCCTGTTCAACAATCGCTGCGGACATGACAAGTATGAGCGCTGCCACTGCGCCGTCTGCTATCCGAGGACAGCCTTCGTCGAAACGATGATGCGCGCGGCTTCCGAACGCAAATCCCTCCCCACCCCACAGATTGGACCGTCGGAATGAGCAATAGAAAGCGCGTAGTGGCAACCCGCGACCGTCATGAACGCTGCCGGTGGGTTCCGATCGCCGAAGTTCCGAACCAGACGCCGGTTCTTGTCTGCAACCAAGCCTATCTCGGCTGGCATGCGGTCGCGATACAGAACGCGCTCGGCGAATGGTATGAAAATGGCTCGCGATATGAAAGCCCCCTGAAGTACGAGCCGACGCATTATCAGGAATTGCCTTCGATCCAGCCCCTACAGGCTATGTTCGCGCTTCGCCCGGCAGCCGTCCAATGACCCAGGATACAGAGGCGTTGAAGGCGGGGGAGGTCGTTGACGCTCTGTTCGCCGATCTGCGCGACCGCAAATTCCTGAAATATCTCTTCGCCGAAGACCCGAGCAATCACGGCGCATATGGCTATATCGAGCGCCCATTTGATCTGGACGTTCAGCAAGAGATTGCCGACGCGTGGCGCAAGATCGTTACCTCAGCCTTTTCCCCCATCCCCGATGCGGGAGAGGTGCAAGCCGTGTCGGGGAGGGATCTGATCGAGAGCAGCGCCTTGACCTTCAGGGATGGCGTGGAGGCTGCTGCGCGGATAGCCGACGAGCGGGCAACTTGCCGCTTAGAGCTCTATGAAAAGAATGGCGGTCTCGGGAATGCAGCGAAAGCGATCGAAGCCGAACAGATTGCAGCTGCCATCAGGAGGTTGGCCTGCCCCTGACCCTGCGGCTATTGTCGCTGCCCTGGTGGTGGAATAGGAGATGATGATGGATAACGATTTACAACGGCTCAAAGAGCTCGCTCAGTCGGGGGGCACTGGCGTCGATCTGGCCGCCTTGTCCGACCAAGAGATCGTAGCGCGCCTTTTCAGGCATCGGGGCGAGAAGGTGGCGCCAGAGCCACTACGCTCTGGCGCCCGTTAACCTAAGCGTGTCCCACTTACCTCGGGCAAGAGCCAAGCGACGTTTTCTCTACCTTCCTTCGCCCCCACCGTCAAGGAAATCGCTAGAGGAACAGTGGGTTTTGGAGTAGGAATGAGGGTATGGAAGATTGGCCGAATTGCATCGTTCCGGGTTGCCCGCGCAAGTGCTGCTTGGCGCTCGATAGCCCGAAATGCTTCCCGCACACAAAGGGTAACGAGCATGTGAAGCGCTGGAAGATTGAGGCTCGAAATGCCGAATCCGTTGAGGGGCGGTTAGAGCTAAGCGTCGCCCTCTCCCCACCCGCCCAAGACCCGAGATAGGAAGATGATGCAAACGAGAAGCGACCCAATGACCGTCACCGAGCTGTTCGGCGGGATTCTGTATTTCGGCTCCATCATCGGGGCATGCTGGCTGGTGCTTTGGCTAGTGGGCGCCCTGCACTAGCGCCCGCTTCCGCCGTCGCCGGTCATTTCGCGCACCCGGTGAGCATCGCCTTCATCTCCCTGCCCCACGAACGCAAACGTAGCGCGCTGGCAGACACCGTGTCCAGATCGCGCCGCGCATCACCAGTCAGCTTGCCCGCCACCTTCTCAGGTTCGGCTGGCAGATCGGCGAGCTTCACGCAGGGGACGGCGACCGGCTTCTCGACGGTCACGGTTCGAATTTCGACGGCTGGCGGGGGAAGTGATCCGGCGCATGCGGTGAGCAGCAATGTCGTTGCGATTGTCAGGCGTTTCATGGTAGAAAATCCCTGTTGAGCATAGGGAAAGCGGCGAGGTGCCGCAGCTGAGGTACGTGCACGGTAACCTCGGTCCTTTGTGGGGATGGTTCGAATCCAGACCTATGCACCATCACAATTCGCCGCTATGCTTCAAGAACGTCTCCCCAGGCACGCAAGGACCGTCCTTGGAGCGCGCCACAGCAGCGGAGGCATCCAGCGCCCGCGCCGTGTCGTTCGATGCCCTGGCGGCCTCCTGAGCGGCAATACGGGCCTGATCTGCTGCCTTGGTCCGGGCGTCGCTGTCAGTGGCGAGCTTGGCGACTGCAGCGCTCTGGTCGTCCAGTGCTGCGGTGAGCTTGTCGATTGAGGCGACCTGCACCGCGTTCTTTGCGACCTCGCGCTGGTAGCTGGCCGTCGCTGCGTCTGCTGCCTTGTGCCAATGCCGCGCGTCTGCCTTGGCGAACATCAGCATCACGCCGAGCAGTCCGACAGCCAGGCCGCCGAGCAGCAATTTCCAATTGCTGAGAATGAATGGAATTGCCATCATAACCCCTTCTCCTGCCTCGCCAGCACACAAAGCAGCGCATAGCCGCAGAGTATGAGCGTCGCTGTGTTGATCGCGAATTGCTTGAGGGTGTGGATCATGGTATTAGATCCCTGTTGATGTGGCGGCGTGGATGGACACGCACGATGGCTGGCCCGCCTAGGCCGAGAGTTAGGTAAAGGTTCGAATCCTCGAATATCTCGGAGCCGGTGTCGAACCCGGCGCACGTCAACGCTTTCACGATCCTTGCTCCGTTGCCGGTGTAGCGGTTCCGTCGCGCGTCAGGACCGCGGTCGCGACGCCGGTATCCTTCTGCTTGATCGCGAACCCACCAGCCGCGAGGACGGCCGAGAAGCCGCCGCCGAACCCGGTTCCATATTCGATCGGCGAGAACTGCTGGCCCTTTGCCCATAGAGCTATACCGGCGTAGGCGATGAACGAGACGACGAACGACGCTGAGCCGAATACCCAGATCACGCGGCCCGCCTCGAGCTCGCCGCCCACGCCTTTGAGGATGCTGGAAATGCTCATGACCAACCACCATCACGTAGAGCGCGCTCAAATGCCTGCGCGTAATCCTCGATCAGATCGGCCTTGTCGTGCCCGTTGATGATCGTCCGTGCGTTCATGTAATGCTCGCGATCGGCGACCCCTGACATGGGCAAGACAGCCGACAGCTTGACGCCAGTGAACCAGCCATCGTCCATGCCCTTGCGCATGATCTGCGCGGCAATCGCGGGCTCCATCGCACGGTCTGCATTGGCGATCAGCGAGCCGCCTAGCTCAAGCTCATCATCGGCGCGCTGGTAATTCTTCTCCCAGGTGAGCTGCACATAGCCGCGCCCGTACCATGGGTAATAGCGCAGATGCGTCTTGCGCCAGTCCTCGGTCAGCCAGAACGCCTCACGCACCGGCTGCATCGTCTTCGCCGTCTCATGCCAAGGCGTCGCCAGCATATAGGCCGCATGGGCCAGTGGGGCGCCTGCGCAGGCCGCCAGCACCGTTTCGAAGCCCTGCCGTTGCATAACCGACAGGCGACCCAGCTTGGCGCTCACGGTCGCGTAGAAGGCGTCCTTGTTCATGACTTCGGCTCCTCGACATCGCGCTTGATATTCGCCGCGCTGATGGTCCTCTGAACGTCGTTCCGCTGTTCGCCCTTCACCTCGACGGGGTCGGGCCTCATGCGCTTCAAGAAGGCTTTGGCGCGGCGCTGGGCGGCGAGTAGCTCTATCTCTCCTTCCGCGTGCAGCAGCGCGTGGATATGATCTAGAGCTTCATCGATGTGCGCAGCCTTGGCGGACAGCATCCGCTGATCGACCATCTCGCGGCGCAGCTCACCCATTTCGTCCCGAGCGGCCTTCAGCAAATCGAGCGTCAGGCCGTCGCGGTGCTCCTCGATCGCGGTATCAGCCTTGCGGTCGCTGGTGCGCTTGGCATCGCGGTCACGGCGCCATTGGATAAGATATGTGCCGACGCTGGTCGCACCGCCACCAGCTACCAGAGTTAGGGTCGTTTCGAGGATAGTCACGCCCCACCCCCTGTTGCGCTGGTGGTGGGATTGGGGGTAGAGGTAGCGAATGCGCAGCTTTCTCGCCGTGATTGGCTCATCTCTCCGCGCGTGGCGCACCGCGGTGCATCGGCAGAACGCGCCGGTTGGGACGTGCCGGCTGTGCGGCAACTCAGCGCCGGGTTTCCGCGAGTGCGACGGCTGCTATGAGCCAGGTGCGCCGTAGAGACGATCATCACGGCAACGTGATGTGGCGAGCAAGGGTCGCCCCTACGAAGTCAATAGATCCCGACATGGCGACACCCGCCCGGTAGCCGATCGCCAAGCCCGCGAGGATCGAAGTCTTGGCGGTATCATACAGGTTCCACGGCGCCGGCATGCCCAGATGATAATCGCCGTCGAGCTGCGGCAAGATATCGCTCGCCGACGACAGCTGATTACCCCAATAGGCGCTCGCACCGGTCGCGTTTGGCTGATAGTACAACTGGAAGCATGACACGCCGTTGAGAGCGTTGCAGGTGATGTCCCATCGGTTGTCGAGCAGCAGCCCACCCGACGCATAGCCGCTGATATCAACCGGTGTCAGGTTATAGACGGCCATCGCACCAAAGCCCGACCCTCCCGGCGTTCCGCTGAAGGTCATGCGCAACGCGTTGAAGTCGGTTCGGTTATATTTCGTGTTGAGATAGCTGCACGGCACAACGCTGAAATCGATCGTCAAGCCCGAGACAGAGCCGCCGAATACCCAACCAGCCGCCGCTACACCCGCATTGGTGACCGTCGAGCTCGGGAACGACACGAGCCCGCCCGAACCGCCGAAGCGGCCAATGGTGCCGTAGAGGTTCCCGCGCTTACCGTCAGCCGAATCATAAGCGTCGCTGCCGTGAATGATTGCCGGATCGCGAGGCGGGAACAGGCGGGCGAGAACCGGCCCCAGCGCGTACTGGCCTATGCCACAGCCGCCATAGACATTTTCATGCAGGCCGTCATAGGTCGTGTTGCCCAAGGCGCCGGTCGCCCCGCCCTTGGGGATGAACAACGCCGAACTGGTATCAACCATCCAGCCGTTTTCGTCGACGATCGAGATATCGGCGTTCAGTGCCGCAAATTGATGGAGTGCCCGGTTACGAGCGGCAGTGTATTTCGCCTGGAGTGCAGTTGGCGTGCCGCTGCCCACCGGGCCGATCACGAACAGGATGATCCGCTTAATGCCGGCCGTCCGCATCAGGCCGCACCAAGTGATGATATTCGCGACAGTCGAGCCGGCGCCCGTATCCGCAGCCAGTACATCGTTGACGCCGCACCGGTAGATTGCCGTATCGCAGCCTCGAGCAATCGCCGCATAGCAGCGCGCAAGGCGGGTCGGATGCAGCACCCCGAGCGGTACGGGCGTCACGCCGTAATAGTCGGTGCCGGCCGTCGCGGACGTGCCTGTGGTCGATCCGTTGACGCCGAGATTATCGACGGCTGGGTCATAGTAGACATCGACCGGGTATTTCGCGAGAGCCCAGTTGAGCGCAGAACTTGAGAGACTTCCACCAAGGATGACCGATTTGCTGTCACCCTCGACGAATATCCGATGTCCGGAGGTTCGGGCATAGGCATACTGCGCGATCGTGGTGGCAAACTCGGCCATGAGCGCCGGCCCCATGGTCTCGACAGCCGCGACAGATGCCGCGATGGCCTCCGAGACGATCGCGTCTGCGTCGATACCCCGTACGGGATCGGCCTCTGGGGCCAGCAACACCCCCGCCGCGCTCGTCAGCCGGACGCGATACGCAGTATCTGGGTCAAGAAAAATCGACGGGAACGACCCGAAAGCATCAGCGACCACCGGATTTGTAAGGGCGACCGTCCGGGCGTCATCGGCATAGATGTTAACGAGTGTCGAGGTGCCGGTAAGATAGAAGTAAAGCTTGGCCCCGGGCGCGATAAGCCCGGCCTTGGTTGTGGTGCGCACAAAGGGCGATAGGAATATTTGAGACATGGACGAACCCGCTTCATAGAGGCATGACCCACCTGCGGGGTTCGTCTGGTCTCCCTATACGGGATGTTGCCCTGAACGGCAAGTTCCACTACACGTGGCCGGATGCGAACAGCGCTCCTCGCGGCCCTCCTGCTGACGGCCTGCACTCCCGCCCTGACGGGCTCAAATTCCAGAGGCGGAATGATTCATATGGGGCTTGGCCCTGACAAGCGCGCCAAGGCATTCAATCTCGCCGAAGCCGAATGCGCAAAGGCGGGCCGGGTGGCAGTCGAGACCCATCATAGCGAATGGGATAATTCATTCAGTTATCAGTGCGTCGATAAATGAGCGACACCGTGCGTCTGATCGCAGCAGTCATCGGATTCGGCCTTGGCGGTGAGCTTATGTACCGCTGGCGAACACGCAAATCACGGTTGGCTGCCAAGATAATCGACCGCTAGAGGTGCCCCCGCATAGCCGACTGAGGGTTGGATGCGGCTACGGATCACATCGGCGAGCGTATTCAGCTTGGGCGTGTCGCGCGGGGAAAGCGCAGCTCCGACGAGCTTGCGAATGCCCGGTGCATAAGGAAGCGTAGCGCCGAGAGCCGCCACTGGTAGGGCTGGATTGACATAGGCGGCGCCAGTCAGCGCACCCGTAGCAAGGCCGCGATCAATGCTGCCGCTATTCGGCAAAGTATCCTTCAGGCCCCGCCCCGCGTCGAGATAGTCGCTTAGATAGGTGTCACCCTCCAAATAGGCGTTCGTCTTGCCGAGTGCGCGGCGCTCGACAGACTGAAGCTCGCCTACGGTAAACCGCCCGGGATCGGAGCCCGCCATGCGTGCGGCATCTTTCAGCGGCTTGAACTGCGCATAGCCCTTGTCCGCTGCGTCCATGAGCGTGACAGCGGCAGGATCGGAATTACGGCGCGCACCAGCATCAAGGATGCTGAGATAGTCCTTCAGGGCCGTCTTGAGCTCTGGCTTGCTCGTGTTGGTGATCGTCTTGCGCAGATCGGACGCGGCTTTCTTGTACGCGTCGCCCGTCAGCTCGCCATTCCGCATGCGGCTGCCCACCTGATTTACGATCGTCTTCTCGAGCTGTTTCGTGGCCTCTCCGTCCAACGCATATGAGCCGTTGGTCACCGCTTGCTGAAACTGCCCGAAGTCCTGCCCGTATTGCTGATCGGGGACAAACTTCATGCCAGAGCGCGCTTTGTCGTAGATCTGATCGAACGCCTTGCGCGTATAGGCTATGGCGTCGCCGCCCGGGCCAACGCCAGCCGGCAGAGCCTCCTTCTCGGTAGCTGAAACAATGCCCGCATCATCGACTTTTGGGATTTCGCGAAGCGCGCGGCTATATCCAGCCGTCTCCCACTGATCGCGAGCTTCCTGCCTGGCACCCTTCACCATCTGGCCAAGGACGGGGATGCTTTGAAGCGCCTGTTCTGTCGTGTTGGCGGCGTCGCCTACCCAGCCCTCGCCTGCGAAGCGCTGACCGATTGTCGGGCGCACGCCATCCGGTGCCACAGTGGCGTAGCGGCCTCCCTTGGGGCCTACGAGGCCAGCCGCAGCGCCGAGGGCGCCACGCGCGGCTATACCTCCTCCCAGGCCGATCAAGGCGCCCGTTCCCACGTCGCCAAGCGTCGCATCTTCGCCGTGAAGGCCGTAGTTCGCAGCGCCGCCGTAGATCGCGTCTGCGGCAAGCAACCGCGGCGCCAGTACGCCCGCACCAGCCGTAAGGCCAGCGCGCGCCAACCCCGCTTCTACCGTAGCCCCCGCCAACGCTCCGCCCACCAGCGTCCCGCCCAGCGCTGATTTCGGGTGCTCTGCCTCAACCTGAGCAATGCCGGCTCGCGTCAATTCCGGGTTCTTCGTCAGACGCGCCATGTTGAACGCCGATAGCGCGTCCGCTGCAGCGATCGTGCCCGCGCCCAAATCCGTATTCCCGCCGCTGTTCAGCACAGTGCGAATGGCCCCGGTCGGAACGAACTTGTCCTCGAGCTGGCGGACATCGTAATGCGACAATGGCACGCGCGGGTTCTTGGCGCGAAACTCGATTTGCTGCTGAGCGGTCGCGAAGGCCTGCGGATCAGTGATGCCGACCGACTTCAGATAACCGAGTATCTTGTCCGCAGGCTCGCCGCTACCGAGCATCTGAAGGTATTTCGCGCTGACGCCGGCCTTCAGCGGATCATGGACGCGCTCATACGAATCCTTGGGCAGTTCCGCGCCGTCCGGGCCTTTTGCAACGCCTAGCGTTGG